GAGATTGGAAACTCACAGATGACCGAATCCGCGAAGCGGGTCACGGAGACCCGGTCCTTTCACGCCGGGTGGGAGATCCGCGAAGCCGAGGACGGCAAGGTGGGTCTGCGCGGATATGCCGCGATGTTCGACTCCCCGGCGCATGGCGAGGTGATCCGGTCGGGTGCCTTCACTAAGACGCTGGCTGATGGTGCCGATGTTAGAATGTTGGTCAACCATGAGGGCGTGCCTCTAGCCAGGAGCAAGAGTGGCAGCCTCATCCTTTCCGTTGACGAGCGCGGCTTGTTCTTCGATGTTCCCGAACTGGACATGGAGAATCCGACAGCGCGCGAGGTCGTCTCAGCCATTCGCCGCCGCGATCTGGACCAATGCTCCTTTGCCTTCGTCCCGGTGCGCGAGCGTTTCGACAAGGCCACACGCACGCGCGAACTCTTGGAAGTCAAACTCATGGACGTTTCGGTAGTCACCTATCCTTGGTACGAGTCCACTTCCGTGGGTCTGCGCGATGTGCAGGATGCGCTCGTTGAGGTCCGCAGCGCCGACCCTGAGACGCAGGCCACCGCACTCAACGGCCTGCTCGCCCAGATTGAAGCACGCGCCGAGATGGATGCCGAGACGCTGGCCTGTGTCTCTGGCTGCCTGGTGTTGATCGCCGAGGCCGATGCCCGCCTGGACGCGGTGCTCGCCGCGATGTCGATGTTGCTGGAAGTTCCCAACCCGGACGAGGACGCCGAAGGCGAGTCTGAGGATGAGGACGACGAGGGCGAGGAGTACGCCGCCCCCGAAGTTTCCGAGACCGATGAATCGGCTCGGTTTGCACGGCGCGAGATCGCCCGTGCGCTCTACCTGCGCTAGTCGCAGGTATCTCTCGTCACGCCGGAGCGCGTGAGCACGCACGCCGAAAGTGCGCACTTTCACCTGCCTGCTCATCTGTCGTCACCACCTGACAGTCCCCCACCCCTCTTCCAATAAGGAGAACGCAGCATGAGCCTGCGCGAAACCCTCGTTGCGAAGCGTGAGGAGAAGTTGGCTGAGGCCACGGCTGTCGTAGAGACCGCTGAGACCGAGGCCCGCGACATCACCGCCGAGGAACTGGAAGCCATCAAGGCTGCCCGTTCCGAGGTTGATGCTCTCGACGCTCGCATCGCTGAACTGGACGCTGTCGCTTCGCGCGCCGCGTCTGCCCCCGTCTCGGCCCCGAAGGTTGGCGGCGCGACCGTCACCGCTGAGCCGAGCACCTACCGCAAGGGCGGTCAGAACTCGTACTTCCGCGACCTGTTCGCCGCACAGACCCGAGGTGACGCGGACGCCCGCGACCGCCTCGTTCGCAACGACCGCGAGGTCCGCGCTGACCTGTCCACCGTTGACGGCGAGGGTGGCGAGTTCGTTCCCCCGCTGTGGCTGGTGAACGACTGGATCGCTTACGCGCGTGCTGGCCGCATCACGGCCGACCTGCTGGATGTCAAGGCACTTCCGAAGGGCACCGACAGCATCTCCTTGCCGAAGGTCGCCACCGGATCTGTCGTTGCCACGCAGGCCACCGAGAACACCGGCTTCCAGAACACGCCGATGACCACCGAGTCGGTTACCTCTGCGGTGACCACGCTCGGCGGCATCCAGATCATGTCGGTACAGCTCCTGGAGCAATCGCCCATTTCCGTTGATGAGGTCTTGGTGAAAGACCTCGCGGCAGATTATGCGCGTGCGCTTGACACCTTCGTTCTCTCGTCGAACGCGACGGGCAAGAAGGGTCTGCTTGCCGCTGCTGGCGTCACCGAGGCTGTCAGCACGCAGGACATCATCGGCGCTGGTGGCCTCTGGTCCACGCTGTCGAACGTCATCAGCCAGATCCACACGAACCGCTTCGAGGCACCGGATGCGATCGTCATGCACCCGCGTCGTTGGGCTGCCCTCCTCGCGGCTGCTGACACGACCGACCGTCCGCTGATCGTTCCGAACGCCTACGGTCGCTTCAACGGCCTCGGCGCTCAGGACAACACCGCAGCGCAGGGCTTCGTCGGTTCCATCCAGGGTCTCCCGGTCGCGCTTGACGCGAACGTACCGACCAACCTCGGCGCTGGTGACGACGAGGATGTCGTCATCGTGTTCCGTCGTGGCGACTCGATCCTGTTCGAGGGCACCCCGAAGGCTGAGGTGTTCCGCGAGACCTACGCCAACCAGGGTTCGGTTCTCGTGCGGATGTACAACTACGCCGCGCTTGCGACGGAGCGTTACCCGTACAGCATCGGCACCATCACCGGCCTGACGGCCCCGACCTTCTAGTCAAGGTCCACTCAACGTCCACGCCCCCGGCTGGTATCCCCGGCCAGCCGGGGGTGTTGGACCCCTGACGCGAAAGGAACGTCATGCACATCTCGCTCCCTTCGCAGTTTCGCAAGCCACGCCCGGTGAAGGTGAAGGCCGAGGCTGCCCCCGTTGAGGTTGCTGCCGAGGAGCCGGTGGAGACCACGGCCCGCAAGGCTCCCAAGAAGCGTGTGAAGAAGGCATAAGTGGCGATCAACTACACAGACTTGGCGAGCGTCAAGCTCGCGCTGCACCTGTCCACGACTGACAGCGTGGATGACACGGTGCTCAACGCTTTGATGACGACCGCCTCCCGGCAGGTTGACGAATACTGCGACCGCTACTTTGGGCGGCTCGGCACGTCCGAGGAGCCGCAGGAGCGCCTCTATCGGGTGCGCACCCGCAACCTCGTCCTGACCGATGACATCGTGGAAGTGGTCGATGTGCTGGTGGACTACACCGGCTACGCGCAGACCTTCACGTCCCTTGGCGCTGACTCGGTGATTCCCTCCCCGGTCAATGCCGCTAACGGTTCCATTCCGTTCCCCTACACCGCCCTGCAAACGGTCCCCAGCACGGTTCTGGCGATGCCGCCGGGCTGGGTGAAGGTGATCGGTGTATTCGGCTGGCCCGAGGTCCCTAGCGCCGTCAAGCAGGCGACCTTGCTGCAGACGATCCGGCTCTTCAAGACCCGCGATGTTCCGCTGGGTCTGGTTGGTGGCGCGGATTCCCTCGGTGTGCTGCGTCTGCCCGGTGGCCTGCACCCGGATGCCCGGATGCTCCTTGAACCCTTCAAGCGCATGACGGCGTTCGCATGACCGACATCAACGCCATGAGCGAGGCGATCGCTACCCAACTTGGCGCGATCGAAGGGCTGCGCACGCAGGCTCAGGTGCGCGACATCGTGGCCGTCCCGGTGGCCGTTGTCGGCCCGCCGACGAGCATCGACTACGACGCAACGATGCGCAACGGCAGTAACCGCTACGAGTTCAGCGTGCGCGTGCTGGTCTCGCGCACCGAGGAGCGCGCCGCACAGATCTACCTCGCCGAGTACGCCGCCCCAACCGGCGAGCGTTCAATCAAGGCGGCGATCGAAGCCGACCCCTCGCTGATGGGCACGGCCATGACTACGCGCGTCACCGGGGCTAACGGGATCGGTTCTTACGACTACGGCGACACCTCATACCTCGGTGTCGACTTCACGGTGGAGGTCTACGCCTAATGGCTTTCGTGCATGGCAAGAACGGGCGCATGGCCGTCGCCGGCAACGCCCTCGCTGCCTACTTCTCTTCGCAATCCATCTCGGCCAGTATCGACACCGCCGAGACCACAGTCTTCACCTCCCCGGCCAAGGAGTTCATCCCCGGTCTCTATGCCGGAAGCGTCAGCCTGGACGGCTTCTTTGAGGCGACCGCCAATGACCTGCTGGTGAGCGATGTCCTGCTGGCGGTTCCCGGTTCGGCGGTGACGATCGCCCCGGCAGGCTTCGCGGTCGGCTCCCCGACGATCGACTGCCTCGGGCTTGCCACCACCTATTCGACCACCTCAGATGTGGCCGATGCGGTCAAGGCGTCGATTGAGTTCCAGACCTCAGGCGTCATCGACTACGGCTACGCGCTGGCCGACATGGATGTGGCTAAGAGTGTCACCGCCGATGGCGCGACCTTCGACGGGGGCGCGTCAAGCGCCAACGGCGGCTTGGCCGTCCTTCAAGTTTCCAGCGTGACCGGCGGGAGCGTGACTGCCAAGGTGCAGCACTCCTCGGACGGCACCACCTGGACAGACCTCGCCTCCTTCACAGCGGCGAGTGGCACCACCAGCCAGCGGGTCACGGTAGCCGGAACGGTCAACCGCTACCTCCGCGCTTCATGGACGCAGACGGCAACGTCAGCGTCCTTCGCCGTCACCTTCTCGCGCCGCTAACCAAGGAGTTCATCATGGCGTTTGTTCACGGTAAGTCCAGCGTATTCAAGGTCGACAACGCTGCGGGCACCCTCACCGACATTTCCACCTATGTGAAGGACTGCTCCCTCGCGGAGTCGATCGACGTTCCCGAGACCAGCACCTTCGGTTCGTCGGCCAAGACCTTCCTCACCGGCCTCTACACCGGCACCTTCTCCATCTCGGGTCTGTTCGACCCGACCGCGAACACGGTCCTGTCGGGCATCGTCGCAGCGTCGGCGTCGAAGTCGATTGAGTACGGCCCTGCCGGTTCCACCGCAGGCAACCCGAAGTTCACCGCTGAGGCGATCATGACGAGCTACAGCATCACGGGCGATGTCGCCGATGCGGTCCAGTTCTCCGCTGAGTTCCAGATCACCGGGGCAGTCACCCTCGGCACTTACTGATCCATTCACCTGCAAGAAGGGGTAGCAGCATGAGCAAGGTCATTATCACCACCACCGAGGGCACGACGCAGACGGCCACGATCCTGCCGATTGACCGGGTGATGTTTGAGCGTCACTTCGGTAAGTCTGTTGGCGCGATCGCCAAGGAGGAGCGCGAGGAGTTCCTGCTATGGATCTCCTGGCACGCGATCAAGCGGCAGGGTGGGACGGCGTTGGAGTTCGACGGCTGGCTGACATCGGTCGCTGACTATGACAGCGAGGCCGACGATCTCCCCCCTTTGGACCCGGCAGCGAGTCCTACGCCATAGCGGCCCTTGCTGTCGAGACGGGGATTGCGCCGAACGAATTGCTGGCGACTGAGCCGCATCTGATCGAGTCAATGGTGATGTATCTGGAGAAGCGAGGCCCGAGGCTGTGAGCAAGCGGACCACGATCACCCTACCGACGTTGAGTTCTGGCAAGGGTGGGCGTGTCAATGTGACGGGCCTCAACGAGTTCTCGCGGGACTTCAAGAAGTTGCCGAAGGATATTCAGTCAAGCATTCGCACTTCGGCCAAGAAGTCTGTCGGCTACATCGTCAAAGAGGCCACAGAAGCGGCAACCCAAGGCGAGAAGCAGCAGCCCGCGATGTCTAAGGCTATCCGCGCCGACTTCTTCAAGGGCGCTCCCGCCATCATCGGCGGCGGCTCCAAGAAGGTGCGGCTGCGCCGCGGCAAGGACGGCAAGACTCATGTGGTTCCGGCTGGCGCTCTCTTCGTCGGTGCCGAGTTCGGTGCCAAGAAACTCAAGCAGTTTCCTCGACGCTCGCCCCGCTTCGGTCGCGGCAACGAGGGCTACTTCTTCTACCCCGCCATCCGCAAGGCGTTTGAGAGTGGCAGGGCGATCCGCGAGTTTGTCGCCGGGATCGACACAGCCTTGAAGCGCAACCTTTGAGAACGGAGAACTAGGTGTCAGTCACTACTCGCACCGTCACCGTTCGCATTGACGGTGATGCGACCAAGGCCAATAAGGCGATGCAGTCGGTCGGTGCATCCTCGGCCAGTCTTGGCTCCAAGATCGCCAAGGTTGGCGGTCTGATCGCTGCCGCGTTCTCGGTGCAGAAGATCGTCCAGTTCGGCAAAGAGTCCGTCCAGGCGATGATGGAGGACCAGCAGGCAGCCGCGCAGTTGGCGCGCACCTTGAAGAATGTGACCGGTGCCCGCAAGAAGGACACCGAAGCGGTCGAAGCGAACTTCCGCGCGCTGGAGGAACTGACCGGCGTTGAGGATGACAAGCTCCGTCCGGCGTTCTCCCGTCTGGTCCGGTCCACCAAGAGCCTGAGCAAGTCCACCGACCTGCTCAACCTCTCGCTTGATATTGCCGCTGCGACTGGCAAGGACCTTGGCGCGGTCGCCAATGCCGTCAGCAAGGGCTACGACGGGAACCTCGCCTCCCTCTCGCGCCTTGGCCTTTCCCTCGACAAGAACCTCATGAAGTCGAAGGATTGGGGCAAGGTCCAGGAGTATCTGGAGAAGGTGTTCAAGGGGTCGGCCAAGACTGCGGCGAACTCGCTGGCCGGTCGCCTAGACCGCATGAGCCTTGCCTTCCAGAACATGAAGGAGGACATCGGCTACGCGCTCCTGCCGAAGTTGGAGGACTTGGCGGCATGGATGACCGAGACGGGCGTCCCTGCGATCCAATCCTTCATCGACGCCCTGACCGGGAAGGGGCAGGACAAGGACCCGGTGCGCGACTCGGTGATTGCCCGTGCCGCGCGCGCCGAAGGAATCAAGATCCCTCGCAGCCTGCAAGACTCCACCGTTGGCCTCGCCGAAGCGATCAAGAGGCTGTTCGAGAGCGTCGGCAAGTTGTTCGGGGCTTTCGACACCGGGACCTCGCCAGATAGCGGTCTGGTTGCTTTCGTCGATCTGATGACGAAGCTTGTCAATCTCACCAACACTCTCGTCGGCGCGCTGGACAAGGCCGCGGCTGGGATGCGCAAGTTGGACGAGTTCGAGAAGAAGGCCGATGACAGTAGCCTCGGGTGGATTCTTCGCAAGATCCTTGGACCGAACTGGACCGCAGGTTGGTATGGCGCTATCACCGGCAAGAAGGCCATCGGCGGCACCGTCTCGGGCGGCTCCTCTTACCTTGTCGGCGAGCGTGGCCCGGAACTCTTCACACCTACCTCGCACGGCTACATCACGCCGAACGGGAAGGTGGGCGCGTCCGGCACGCCGGTCAACGTCACCGTCAATGTCCACGGCTCGGTCATTCGTGAGCGCGACCTTGCGGTCTCGGTGCGGGATCAGATCGCACAGTTGATGCGGCGGCAGGGTCTCAATCCTTCCATCCTCGGGGTGTAACACATGGCGATCTTCGACGGGGTGATTGCCCCGACGCTGCGGGTTGAGTTCGATCTGGCGCTGCCGCTGGGTCCGAAGGAGACCTACGACACGGACTGGACGCCGGTCTCCCTTGACCTTGTGCGCAACATTTCCATCCGGCGCGGCAAGTCGATCGAGAACCAAGCGGTGCAGGCGGGCACCTGCACGATCACTTTCGATAACCGCAGCGGCGACTTCGATCCGATGAACGCGGCCTCGCCCTATTACGTCACCTTCCCGGCCCCGATCGGCCCGATGTCCTACCTCTCCCCGCGGCTGGGTGTGCGCGTCGTTGCCGCTTGGGCGGGTGTGGATCACTACCTGTTCACCGGGTACATGGAGCAACTGGACATGGATTGGGGTCTGAACCCCACGGCCACGTTGACCTTCGTGGATGGCATCGCCTGGCTTTCAGCGCAGGAGACGATTCCCCTCGGCCCGCTGGACCCGACCGAGGGCAACGGCGACACCGTGTACCAGCGGTTCCTACGCCTGCTGGATCGCATCACCTACGGCGGCAGCACCTTCCCGCTGACCTTGTGGTGGCTTGATAGCACCGTCGATAACACGATGTACGGCACCCGCTTTGATGGTGGCACGCTCTACAGCCAGTTGGAAACCGCCGCCCAATGTGGGCCAGCGCGGACCTTCATTACCAACGACGGCAAGTTGCGCCTCATGCCGTGGGATGGCGGCTCGGACTTCTCGGTGCTGCTTACCGATGGTGGCGACGGCATCGGGTATGACGCGATTGAAGTGGACCCCGGCGCGAAGTATCTGGTGAACTGGGCGACGGTCACGAAAGTGGATGCCACAGGTGCTACCACCGGCACGGTCACGGCCTATGACGCCGACAGCATCCTGCGCTTCGGCACCTCCGCACAGTCCTACACCCTGCCGGTGAACACGGCGACGCCGGTCGCCGAGTTCTACGCCAACCAGTATTCCGAGCCGGTGGACCGGGTACGGCGCGTCTCATTCTCAATGACCAACCTGGACACCTACTTCCCCGGCGTCCTTGCCACCGACCTTGCCGATTACGTCACCGTCACGCGCACCACTTACGACGCGCGCACGGTCACCTTTACCTGCATGGTGGAAGGTATTGAGCACGACATCACTCCTGAGTCGTGGCGCACGGCCCTGCTTCCGGGGACGAGCAACGTCAACTCCTACTCGGGCTGGCTGGCGTATGCCACCGGGGAGCCGAGCCTGCCGATCCTGCTCAACTCCACCGAGATCGACGACGCCGGTCGGATGTATCTGGTCGGCACCGGCGATGATGCCCTCAACTCGGGGGCGCTGTTGGCGCGCTACTCCGCTGCCGGTGAGATGCAATGGCAGCGGGTGCTCTACGACGGGGCGAACTTCGGCTCCTTTGCGGACTTGTGCCGTTACGGCACCGCCCTCTATGCGGCGGGTCGGATCGGATCGTTGGGTGTGGCGAGTGCATGGGGCACCGATGGCACTTTGACGTGGCAGCGCAGCATTTCCTCGACCGGCATCGCGGAACTCTACGGAGTGGCCGCGGACGCCTCCGGGAATCTGGTGGTCGCTGGCGCGGTCACGGTGACCAATCCCGGTCAGCGCCGCGGTTATCTTGCGACGTTCACGTCGACCGGCACGTTGTCCTGGCAGCGCCTGTTGACGCCGGTCGCCTATGGGGCGTTGCTCTATTCGGTGGCCGTCGATAGCGCGGGCGACATTGTGGCGTGCGGGGAGGCGCAGGTCAGCGGCGACCCGGTGGGCGTGATCGTCAAGTATGACTCCACGGGCGCGTTGCTGTGGCAGAAGTTCCTTTCCGATGCTTCGCTGTATTGGCTCGCGGTGGATGCCGCCGACAACATCTATCTGGCGGGTGTGAGTGGGACTTATCCGGCTGCTGGCTTGACGATCAAGGTGGACTCCACCGGGACGCTCGTGTGGCAGCGGGTTCTTGACCCAGCATCGGACGCGGCAGAGCTTTACTCGCTGGCGCTGGATGGTCTCGGCAATGTCGTTGTCTCCGGGTCCGCCGGTAACGCCCTCCTGCTTGCGGCCTATGACACCGATGGCGTCCTGCAATACCAGCGCACGGTGGCCCGCACCGGGACAGGTCTGGTCGGGTGGGGTGTTGCCACCGATGGCACCCGCATCCACCTCGTCGGCGAGGCCGGTGATGGCTGGGTAATGAATGTCCCGGCCAACGGCGGCGCGACCGGCACCTATGACGTGGCGGGCAATACCTACACCTACGACGAGTCGACGATCCCGGAGGCGGCGGGCACGGCCACGCTCTCGACCGGCACGCTGACCGACGCTGCAGCCAGCGCCACCATCGCCACCAGCACGTTCGACGATGACCCGGCGTCCATGATCTTTGACATCACCTACATCTAGGAGCGCGCTGTGGGTGCCTTTCTCAATACCGCTAGCGGCGCATATCCGCGCTACTCCGGCGACATCGCCCTGGACCCGGACGCCCCGTGGGTGATCGTGGAGGAGACCGCCCGCCCGGCGCTGGGTGAGGGCGAGTTCTGCAAGGAGGGCACGCCGATCCAAGACGAGCACGGCATCTGGCGGCAGGTGTGGCAGGTGGTCACCCTCACCCTGGAGCAGATCGCCGCGCGTGAGCAGTTGCAGTCCCGTCGTTTCCCGAAGGGTGGAGCATGAAGAACTATCCGATGGTGGTCCCGCAGGGGGCGACCTTCACCCGCACCTTCGATGTGAGCATCGACGCCGTGCCGTGGGACTTCACCGGTTACTCGGCACGGATGATGGTGCGCGAGTCCTTTGACTCGACGGTGCCGATCCTGTCGTTGACGAACTTCGATGGCATCACGATTGACGATGCTGGCTCGATCACGGTCACCATCCCGGCAGATGTGACCGAGGCGCTGGAAGCCGGGTCCTATGTCTATGACTTGGAAGTGGAATCTGCTGGCGGTGAGGTCACCCGCTTGCTGCCGACCGCGTCGTTCACGGTGACGCCGGGAGTGACGCGCGACTAATGGGCGAGATCATTGTCACCGTCAACGAGCCGGTCACCGAGATCACCGCTGTCGATGAGACGACGGTGGCGATTGCGGTCACCGAGCAGGTCGTTGACATCAGCGTCGGCACCGCCGGGCCGCAGGGCGCACAAGGCGCGCCGGGTCCCGAAGGGCCGGTGGGACCGCAGGGGCCGGAGGGTCCTTACGGCACGCTGGCGGTGTTCAGCGCCTCCGGCGAACTGGCCGAACGTGTTGGGCTGCACCGGCTCTACTCCGAGCGCACCGCGACCTTGACCAAGGTGCGGGCTGCGGTGGGTATTCCCCCGCAAGGTAGCGATGTCGTCATTGGCTATCTGCTCAATGAGGTGCGCCTGGGCGGGGTCACGATCCCCGCGGGTGAGTTTTCGGGCGTTGCGACGCTCGCACAATCTGTCGCCGTTGGCGACTTTTTCACCGTCGACATCGAACAGGTCGGGTCGACCCTTCCCGGCGCGGATCTCACCGTGTCCTTCACATTGGAATAAGGAGTAAGAAATGGCTGGAGAGTTCTCCGACTCTGGTGCCGGTAAGGCTCTGGATGCGGTCACGGGCCGCGCCACCGTCACGTCGGCTACCAAGTACCTCGCGCTGCTGACGGCTGCGCCCACGGACACCACCACCCCGGCGACGATGACCGAATATGCGGCTACGGGTTACTCCCGCCAGACCGTCACTTGGTCCACCCCGGCACTCAACGGTTCAAGCGTGCCGGAGTCAAGCAACACCGCCACGATCACCTTCGGCCCGTTCACGGCAGGAACCGGGGCCACGGTTTCGCACTGCGCGCTGGTGACTTCCGCATCGGGCACAACTGGAACGATCGAAGCATGGTGGTCACTGGACACGTCCCGCACCCCGTCCACGAACGACTCGCTCCAGTTCGCGGCCTCCGCGCTAAAGCTCGCCGTCGACTAATCGTG